CCTAATCTTTTAGCAATAGCTACCTGACTTGACGTCAATTTTACTTTGCGTGCACCTTTTTTACCAGCAACTCCAGGAGTTGAGGCAGCAACCTGTTGCACGGGGGTTTGTTGCTCTTGCGAAAACTTTGTAGGGAAATTTGCTTTCATCCTATTATCTACTTCCTTGTAGTAGTCATCAGAAGTTGGGTCATACCCTTCATCTTCTACTAATTGTCTGTGAATACCGAAAGCTGCGAAAGTCATTACTGTATCAGTTCCGAACCAAGTATTTTCTTTTGCCCACTCCTCTGCTCTTGGGTCAGGGGTTTGTGGTGCATTAGTTTGTAATTGAACTGGTTCGTTCTGTACAATCTGCTCCTCTTTTTTATCTCTAACTGCTTGTTGGGCTTGTAACCTTTTTAAGTTTTCTGCCTCAGCACTAGCACGAGATAATTTTTCTGTAGCATTTGCAACCGCTTCTGCATCTCCTGCATCCTGAGCTTCTTTCAAATGAATTTTAGCTCTTTCAATATCTGATTGTACTCTACTATCGTACTCTTTGAAAAGGGAGGAGTCTGAATTTTTTAGTTTTTCTTTTAATTCAGTGTTACTAGAGTTTATAGATTTAGCGTAATTTAGTGCTTCATCTCTTTGTCGCTCAGCCTCTCTCATTTTATAAGTTAGTTTATCAATACGTTTTTTAACGCTCTCACTAACTTCGTCTAATTCGTTTTTATGTTCTAACTCAGTTGTTTGAACTTCTTCTACTACAGATTCTTCTGTTGTTTCTTGTTCTTCATCTGGCAAAACTAATTCTATATTTTCTGCTTGATTGTTATCTTGCATAATTTCTCCTGTTAATTATGATATTATTGCTTCTGGGTCATCAACAACAGCAAGTATTTCATCATCATTTAGAAGTCGCATATCGCCACCTTCTATTTGAAAACGTGCACCTGCATATCTGCCAAAGATAACCCAATCACCTTTTTTACACCACGCACCTTCTGGAAACTTAATAGTGTCCGCATAGGCGTCAGGTCCAAGTGCAACTACATGACCTACTACAGTAGACAAACGTTCTTTATCGATTGTTTGTTTTGCAATATGTATGCCACCTTTAGTTACGCTTTTTTGTGCAAAAGGTAAAATTAAGATACGATACCCCGTAGGACGTGGTAACTTATCTGCATGAGATTCGTAGTTTTCTGGTGTGATTTCGTTTTCAGAAACTTCTTCTTTTAACTTATCACTACCAAAATTATCTACCCGATTTGGAATAACCTTGTTATTCATTGTGCATCCTCCATATTAGAATGAATTGTTTGAATTTCTTGTTCTGCGAAACTCAAACCGTTTATTTCACCTACTACCCTTTGATATTGTTCAAAATTTTCAATACTACCAGAAGCAAGTGTTTGCGTGAGAGAATTAATCCTATCACGATATTTCTGGAGCAAATGCTCCATAAGTCTTATATGGTCCACTATTTAATATAGTTATACCAAAGTAAGCCTTTTGTCTGTCCATAAGCAGCTTTTACTTTAGATTCTTTTCCAACAACTTTGTCGTTAGAATCCATATTAAGTTCACCTGCTTTTACAACTTCAGACTTTGTTGTATCCTCCATCGAAGGCACTGACAGTTTTTGTTTCGTACCTTGTGATTTCGGGGATGGGTAACTAGCTTTATTATAATTACTCATACTATCCTCCTTCATTTGTTCGTGTATCACGAACGGTTTTTAATACTTCGTTTAAATTTTTAATTTCATCGTTATTAGTTTTAGCTTGTAGTTCTTCTAAATCTACTGCTGCTTTAGTTTGTGTAGCTTCTCTTTGAGCATCAATACGCATCATCTCTATTTGTTTATCACGTAAATCTTCTTGTTCTTTTTGTGCTAACTGGTCTTTTTCATGTTGTAACTGAGCAGCAAACATTTGTTGTTGTGGGTTTTGCTGTGCCATAGCTTGTGCTTGTGCCATCGCCTGTGCTTGTCCTGTTACTTGTTGTGTTGCAGTTGCTGCAGCGACTGCGATTTGGTTCATAACTTCTGGCGGCATTTGACCATCTTCCATAGGTGGTAATGGTTGTCCAAGAGCTTGTTCTATTTGTACTCTATAAAGTATAGCTTGTCTTTCTTGAATATTAGCACCTATACTTTGTAAAGCTATAGGGTTTTGTTGCATCATAGGGTTTTGTAAAAATGCACTATGTGCTGCAATATATGCTTCTTGATTTTGAAAATCGTAAACTTTTATAGGTTCACCTTTCATGGCTGCTTGTTGTTCTGATATTGGGTCTCTAGGTGGAATATCTTCATCAGGGGGTAAAATAGCATCTATATCTTTTACATTTAAAGCTATGTACATTTTTCTATAGGCTTCTTTTAAATCATGTATATCTGGTGCTGATTGTGCCATTTGTAGCTGTGTTTGTGCTAATGTAATTCTTTGTGTCATACTAAAAATATTAGGGTCACTAACAGGAATCACATCTACTGAATTATCAAAGTCTTCTCTAAATACATTTTGATTATTCCCCTGTACTTGATACGGGTATTCTTTAGGAAGAAACTCACCAAATACTCTTTTTAATATTTTAAATTCATTACGTTGTGCATAATGTAAACGTTTATGTATCGCTGACATAATACGTTGTCCTTTTTCTAATAAAGCTACTGTTGTACCAACAGGTGCTTCACTATTGCCATCACCTGTAGGATTTTCTACAGTAGCAGCAAACCTTTTACCTGCATCAACTAATCCAGCTAACAAAGCATTTAATGTTCCGCTTGGTTCTTTGTAAGGTAATGGTAGAAACGCATCTTGTAATCTACCACCAGGAGCATCAACATCTCTCCACTCTCCTGGTTGTAAAGGGTCATCATGTCTTTGTATATTTAGTCCTCTTGATTTAAAACCTGCGGGTAAATTACTTAATGTTCCTGCATCTATAAGTTGTCTTAAAATCGCAGTAACTGATTTAGTTAAACCACCCATCATATGTATTAAACCAAAACCGTAAAAACCTAATCCTGGAAGAAACTTATAATGAGTAAAATACTCAATCTTTTTCTTCATAGGGTCTTTTTCATTATAGTTAGGTCTTATAGCTAAAATTTTATTATTATCTTTACATACAGTTACTATGTAAGGTAATGCTAATCCTGTTTCTTCACCCATCTCGTTTGTATCTTCGAAACCTTCTAAATCTAAATTTACATGCATTTCTAAAATAGTGTATTCTTCATCGTTAGCAGTTCTAGATAAACCTTGTAGTTCATCGATTTTAGATTCTACATCTGTATTTTCATAACCACTTTCAGGGTCCATCATCTCCATGTCTTTATATAAACCTGATATTTGTAATTTTTTCAAGTCGTTAGGAGACATATGTATCACATGTGTAATTCTAGGTGATGTTAGTAAATCTACAGCGTAATATGGAACTACTAAATCTTCTGATTTTACAAATCTAGCTACTGCCCGTCCTACTGCAGGGTCATAATAAACTTTTTTAAATGCTGAACCTGACAACGGAAGATAAAATAATAATTGGTCCATTTCTGGGTCATATTCTTCCATTTTGTAAGTAATCTGATAATTCATAAAGTTTTTAACTCTATTAGCTTTTTCCATTTTTAAATTATCAGTAACACCTAGAACTTCAGTATCTACTGGTCCACCTGCTGGTAATAATTCTTTATATGCTTGTGCTTGAAACTGTGTAACAGCTTCTGCTAGTATTGGATGATGTACACCTGACGCACCTATAAATGGTTCTGACCTAGTATCACTATTTATACCTAATAAATCTAAACCTTCGCTATATGTTTGAAACCAGTCATTACGTGAATCTAAATCGTCTTCAAAATTTTGTATAAGTTCTTGTGCGATTACGTTTAATGTGCTATCGTCGATAATTTCAGCTAAATTTTCACCAAACTTAGCATTTACTTCTTTATTTTCTTCTGTACCTAAAACAACGCTACCATCAGGATTGATAGTAACCTCCATTTCGTCTAAATTTTCGTCTTGAACTAATTCAAGCTCTACTTCTTGTTCAGATTGTAAAGGTTGGGGTATTGCTTGTTTTTCTATAGCCATATTTTCGTATCATAGTCCTATTTTAATTAATAATAAACCCTTTGGGTAGGATAGTAACTTGGCTCATCGTCCATATCAGTCGAAAGTTGTAAAAATCCACCTTCTCTGAACCTTGCTAAAGCCAAAGTTGTTGCGTCTACTAAGTCATCATTCTCTCCTCCTGGAAAATCACTAACTTCTTCCATAAGTTCCTCGCCAAAACGGTTATCTGGCACCCAAACTCGTCCATCTTGGAAAATTGGAGACACAGAATTTAATCTTGCTATCTTATCTTGCCCTTTTCCTGGACTAAATGTGTTTACGGGTATACCAATACGTCTTAATTCTTGTATAAGAGGTAATCCTGACCCTTTTGCTTCGATAATTACGTTATCTGGCTCCCAATACTCATATAATCGTAGTGCTTCTTGTTTTAATTCAGGAAAATCGAATCTTTCTTTAATACAATCTATTAAAATTAGGTGTGCTTCGTCCCCAGTATACATTTCATCACCTATTTTACCTTCTGGATAGAAAACTCCCCACGTTGTTATAGCTGTAAAGTCAGCTCTTTCGCTTTTTAAGAACGCTGTATCATAACTTTGTATCAAATAATCGCATGTAGGTGGTTTTTCTTGGTCCCAAACCATAAACCAGTCTTTCGGTATGATAGAAATACCTTCACCAGTAGGTCTTTGCATGTATTGTGCTGCCCATTTTGATGGACTTACAGAGGCTTTAATACTTTCTAACTCATCTTT